GTAGATTGACTTATGAAACCCACGGACTCTTGGGTATGAAGAATACCCTCGCCGACCGTGTTGGGATTTTTCCCATTCGTGAGAAATAACGATGATAAGATCACCGGTCTTAATCATTTTGATCAATCATAATTCATTTTTTAATAAAGTTTCTACAATATCACTTTGATCGATCCAAGAATCCCATATTTCTCCATCAATTTTCAAAACTTTCAAATTAAAAATCGGTCCAGGACGACTTTGCTGAGAATCATATCTTGGAATGTGGGGAGACTCCAAAGAAATTGATAATAATATTCCTATAAACTTATCGGAACATACTCCTCTTAATGTAATTTGTACTAAATCCCCAGGCGCCATATTAACTCAACGGTTTAAGCCACCTGAATGGGACCCATCCACTACCACTCGGTACAAGTATCATAGCAAAACCCGTAGTATAAAAAGAATCGGGTACGTCAATAGTTTTGACAACTAATCCTACGTCGCCGAAATAAAATCTCGTATCTGTAGGAATAGTTTTTTCGAGTGGGATGCGAGAGTACGTCAACTTATAATCACCTTCAAAATCCGAAGTGATTAGTTGTCCACAAAAAATATTTTTTATAGGAGGTGACGTCGCTCTCACCTCTCATAATTAACACGTAATTCGAGGAGCGCAAGCACAATTTATCGATTTACAAAAATTAGGTCCATTCAAATCGACTCCACAAGTCGGACAATGAGTAATCGTTTTGGTGTAATCTTTTTCATCGCGGGTTTTATTCTTAGCGTTTTTCTTCTGCTTTTTCATAATTTTACCTTTTTTAACATGAAGTCAAGAGTTCTGAATTTTGTACCGTTTTCCAGCAAAACAGTATATATTTTTTTCTCTTCGTCGTATTCTAAAATAACGCCGACTTTGTCAGCTAATAATTCACCAATAACGAAGCTGTTAGGGTCATCGACAGTCCTAATAAGATCGCCCGGCTGAAACTTCTGCCTCCTAATTCTTTTTTTTATCTGTCTATCATCATTTTTCATTTTCTGTCTTCAGTCTATTTTTATTGGCAATTAATGACATTAAGTCTAATTGGTCGTAAGAATCTAGGATTAAGGAGGCCATCAAAATATTTTCTGAATCCCAACGCCAAATCATTTCTTTGACTTTACCTTGTAGTTGTTTAATATTGACCTTGCGATCCCACATCGTCATTCCATCTTCTGAATTAATCTTTTGAGCAAGTTTCAAAGCAGTCTGCGAAAGAAGTTTTTGAGATTCACTACTAATTCTAAGATCGTGGCGCATCGACCATTTTGCAGAACGCCAAATCAAGTTATCTTTATCGCCTCTATAAATTTCTAACTCTCCTTTTTTTTCACAATCAAACCAACGCTTAGTATAGTGAAATCCCTTGTTGTCTAAATAACATTGAGCATTAACGATATCAAAAGAATCAAGAATGAATGCTGGTTCATCAGTTACTTTTGTAATAGCTTGAATCAACAAGTTACCAAAGAAATATTCAACGCCCCAGCCAGCTAAAGTTGGACAACTTCCAGCTGGATACATGTCTAATACCTTGTAGTGCTCTATTTCTTTGTTCAAATAATTTACTACTGCATTACTAACATCGTCTGTCCTAAAATAGAAATCAATATCGCCCGCGCCGGATTTCCAGAAACGATTTTTGAGTCTCAAGTCTTGTTCCTTGGGAATTCTAAAGGTAGGCATGACGAGATATTCTTCGACTCGATTTAACGGATCATCATTTTTATGTCGCGGCTCGCCATCGGGCAAAGTTCCCCACGCTAACTCTGAAAACAACCATCTACCAATAACTCTAGCAGAACCGCCTGATATATAGCCCCCGCGAGCTAAAACGCCATCGAGAGTATCTAAAACTCGTGGAATAAACACTTTCGTTCGAACGAACTTTTTTCTAAGTAGCTGTGCTGGATTACATGAAAGTGTTTCAAATGTCAGCATACTTCTATTTTATCCCGAAGTTATCTAATATTGCACTAATCGAATCGTTTTGAAATCTTCATCCAAATTCCCCAAAGAACCGGGACTGCGATCCAATGAAGACACAGCATCCATGATATCGGCATTCCTGCATAAAATATAGGATGAACAAATTTTCCTAACGTCCAAAAAATGGTTGGAAACAGAACATCTTCTATTATTTCCCACGCAACCGCAATCACCAACAAAGAAATCCCTCCTTTCGTGAGTAATTTCTTTAGTTCGATCGCACTAAAATGTTGTACCTTGTGTTCGAGACGATGTTTACACCACAAAAAAGCTTTTTTCAAATTAGAAAAAGTATTTAGTTTCATAATCAATAACTATAATTTTAGGAAACGTAAAGATGCACATACTTCGAAAAGGATCTAAGGGACAAGAAGTCGAAACGTGGCAAATCTTTTTGCGTGGATTTTCTAGTAAATCTAGTTTGACAATTACAGGTAATTTTGACGACGTCACAGAAAGAGAAACCAAAAGTTTTCAAAGTAGAAAAGGCTTAGTTGCAGACGGCGTTGTTGGTCCACAGACACTATCGATCGCCTTGAAATTAGGTTTTCCATTAATGGTTGATCCAGTGCAAGACGAAAATGGTCCCAACTGGCCGCCGCAACCTAATACGACTTCCTTAGGATACGCTGACAGAGAAAAAATATTTGGAAAATTTTCATATGTATCGTCTCCGACGCAAAGCAATCCCGAAGCAATAACGATAACAGGAAATTGGTTAAATAATATTTCGCAGATACACATTCCACAATTATCGGGCATACCTGGCGCTCCGCGGAGTTCGACTGTTCCACTACACGCTAGCATCGCACCACAAGTTACCAAACTATTTCAAGCATGGCACGACGAAGGTTTAACGTATCTTATTTTGTCATGGGGCGGTTCTTGGGTGCCACGATTCATAAGAGGGTCTAGAACTATACTGTCTAATCACGCGTGGGGCACGGCATTTGATATAAATGTGCAATGGAATCATTTGGGTACAGTTCCGGCGTTAAAGGGTGCAACGGGATCCGTCAGAGAATTAGTCGAAATTGCTTATGACCACGGGATGTATTGGGGTGGTTGGTTTGCTAAGCGTCCCGATGGTATGCACTTTGAAGCCTACAAGATTCTTTGATCGAATATTTATCTGTGTTTATGATCTCGGAACTCGAATTAAAAGAACTAGTCTCAGAAATTCTAGAAGAAATTTTAGGAGAAGAAGAGAAAAAAAGCAAGGTTAACCCCTCTTATCTAAAAGGTTCTCCTGAAAAGAAAAAGAGAGAAAAAGAGATAAGAGCTCGAGCAAAGAAAGACACAGATGATCCATCTGCTTATCGACCTTTTTCTACGGACAAAGACCCAAAGACTGGTGAGCCAATAAAGACCGAACCATCTAAGTGGAATAAAAAATTTGAAAAGATGTTTGGCGAAGGAACAGAAGAACTTGATATCGATTCATTGCGAGAATTTATATCAGAAGTTCTTTTAAATGAAAAGGGCGACAGCGTCACAAAGGCTTTAAAGAACAAAGCTGAAAAATCTGGGGCTCCAATGAGCGCCTTGCGAGCAATCTATAATAAAGGTCTAGCAGCATGGAGAACAGGACATAGACCCGGCGCTTCTCAACACGCGTGGGCAATGGCCAGAGTCAATAGCGTATTAGCAGGCGGACCTGCAAGAAAAGTCGACGCAGCTCAATGGAAAAAAATTAAAAAGCACCGTGGCAAGAAAAAGAAATGAAAAAATCATCTAAGATAAACGAACTTGGGGTGGCAAAGACTCACGTGGCTCTTGCCAAAATAAAAAAACAACTAGATGAACCTGTCGTTGGCATCGGTAAGGTTATTAGCGCAATTCAAAAAAGTCAAGATGTAGACGTCACAGGAGACGGTAAGGTTGACGATCAAGACAAAAAAGTACTTGATGACCTAATGGCACAGTTAAATAATATTGTAGCTTACGTTGGAGGCGCTGGCAGCGATATTCTCAATCTAAACGCAAGTTTAAGAAAAAATAGAGCAGCAGTAACTGCTATAGACGCCAACCTCGAAGAAAAAGTTCTTCGAGGCGTTCTTCGCGAGTTAATCAAAGAAGAACTTAAGCGTTCTCGATGATCACTGTTCCTCCTTGCAGGAATAGCTGATCTCCCATTTTTCTAGAACCGGCGTGTTCTTCTTGTCAGCGTCAACCTTAATGCTGACCTCTAGCTCCAGGAACTTCTTCTGGGCTTGAATCTTTCCAAGCACATTGTAGAGGTCAACCGGACATGGTGATGGTCCACTGGCCAAACAATCAGGTGATGCATTCGTCGATTTGGTCGACACAGAATACCAAGTTGCAGAAGAAAGATCCCCCTTCGTTCCTGCCGTCCTCACGCGGAATGAAACTTCTGTGCCCGGCGGTGTTGTTGAATCCCAAGACAAGAAACCCCAGACTGGTGTCTCGCCAGATTCACAAGTAGTTTCATAAGATTCCACTTTGGTGGTATCTAGATAACCCCCTGGACATTTTGGTGGATATCCACAGGCCGCATTATAGAAGAATCCCCAGTTGTCACCCTTGAAGCACTCAGCCTTATTGTAACTGGCGTTTGTGGACGGGTTGACCATGACTTCGTCTCCATCGACCACGTTGCAGCTCTTCACGTTGCGACACTCACCGGCCGGAATAGCTTCATCGGTGTAGCAGTACTTCGCACCTGGAAGCGATGTTGGTTCTGTTCCAAAATAACCTGATCCCTTCGGCATGATTGCGATCGGAATACCTTTCGGCGCTTCTTTGGACCCAGTGTTGCAGATTGGGACGATCGGCGTGTTACCTGATTGACAGGTGAGGCCAACCCCGAGTTCAAAGTCTCCACACTTGTCATCGAAGTTTGGAGCCTCCCATTCTACGCAATCACCGGCTCCCTTCTTGACTCCATCACAATAATTGTGACATGTATCGTGGACCGCATTGATACAGGTGGCATCCCAATCGCCCTTCCAACTCATGGGACAAGCTCCGGGATTATAAACCTTGTATTGATCTACACACTTTTGGGTCCACTCACCGTCGTAACTCTTTTCGCAGGAATAATAGATCCAACCGTACTCAGGCTCATCCCAGCACTTTTGTGTCAATTCCCACCAACACTCGTAACGCTCTTCCCACCAGCATTCATACACATACTGAAGTTCCCACCAACATTCATATACGTAGATCTGTTCCCACCAGCACTCATACACATACCGGAGCTCCCACCAACATTCATATACGTACCTTAATTCCCACCAACATTCATATACGTACCGCAACTCCCACCAGCACTCGTAAACATAAATCTGTTCCCACCAGCATTCGTAGACGTAGATCTGTTCCCACCAACAGGTGTACGTGTACTCCCACCAACAGTTGTAACACCACTCGCACCAGAAGAAGTCGCAGCAGTAACCCCATCCGCAGACGTAGGTTTGACGCCAGCCGCATTGGTAGATCTCGCGCCATCTCCAGCCACAGACGTATATTTCTCTCCATCTCCACCCGCAAACATAAAATTCTCTCCATCTCCATCCACAAACGTAGAATTCTCTCCAGCGCCAACCGCAAACGTAGAATTCACGCCATCTCCAGCCGCATGTATAAATTTCTTTCCAGCGCCAACCGCATGTGTAAACTTCTTTCCAACGCCATCCACAAAAGTAGTAATTACGCCAGCCACACTTGTAAGTTTCGATCCATTCGCAAACCTTCTTATATCCAATAATCCCCCAGTAACTACAGGTTTCGATCTGAGTATAAGGACAACACGTCTTGTCCCAATCACAGGTCTTCTTGACATTCGGATCGCAATCTTTAGTTAACCCCTTTTGATAGGTCAGGCAAGGTTCAACTTCACAAGTACCTGTATACTTCTTCTCGCAGCACTGAGGCTTCTCGTCACAGATCTTGTCAACACACTTGGTCTCACAACCTTTGATTAAACCTGCACCTTTGGTACAGATGTCATGAGAACAACTTTCTTGAGCTGGATCTTGACACTTCTGGTTCTGGTGGCATTGCGAACCATGCGTGCAAGGTTCTTTGGCTGCGCCTCCCTTGTTCGCCTTATCGATACTATCCGCTGGAGTGCTAGACCAATTCCATGGCCACTTGCAGATAGAACCATCTGCTTTCCACTTCCCATCTTCTACCCACTTACTGCAGCGAGGATCGCAAGGATTATCAGTGCAAACTTTTTCAGAGGTTAGAGATAAAGGTTTGCCATCATCGTTTGGAATTTTATTAGATTGACTACCTTCACCACATTCTGACCATTCACCGTCTACGCAGGTTTGAACACCGACATAACAACTTAAAACGCCTTCGTGTTCACCAAGAGTGACATGACAACCTCGTTTTTCGCCCGGTTCACACGATTCTGGTTCATTACCACCTTGTGATGATTCAACGTCGTCTACAGGTAATTTTATGGAATCCTGAGTAGATTCTGAATTGTTTATGCACGAAAAGATCGCACATAAAGCTAGGACCAGGAAAGACTTTTTCATTTTATAGATTATACAGACATTGAAAGAATTTAACAAATTCTTTTTTATGAAGCACAATCATTCGTCGTCTTCGACAACGTAGAAGAAACCATTTTTGGTTCGAACGATCCAGTCATCGACTCGCAAAAATAATGTTAAATCTTCTATGGTAATTTCTAGTGGCGAAGTTCTATTGCCCGGTTCTAAAATTTTTAATTTAAAATTTTTCGATATAGAACCAGTAGTCAACCATTCATACAATTCAGAAAAATTTGTTCCCCTCCACTGAAGGGATTCTCCATTGAAGGGGAACATATCGATACCGTTAATTATTTCTTAGTATCTGTAAAAACGATATCCGATTTTTTCTTATCGAATTTCGCTTTGCGCGCATCCGCTGCTGCAAAAATTTGGTCTTCTGACATAGCGCTGATGCGCCTGTAGAACGCTTCTCGGGGGGCTGCAGCAGACCAATTACATACGCGGGCGCCACCATAGATGGAGATCGCTCCACGAATTGTTTTACAAGACTTCATGCCCAATGCGAGGTATCTTACTGCAACATTTGCAGAAATCTTTGTGCTTTCTAGAGTAGCAGCCTTCATCTGGTCGTATTCTTCTTTCGATACAAGTCCAGTTTTTTGAATCTGCCACGATGAACGAGCCTTGTGGATCGTTTTGCCGTTTACTGTGTAAGAATCGCACTCGTAAGGACGACACTTACCTTCGTGAACATTCTTCGCGAATTTTGATTCCCAAAATCCTTTAGTAACCAACAACATCGCAATGCTCTTTTTGTCACCTGGCCATGACTTCTCGCAACCTGGTACGTCATACTTATCGGAGCAAGTCGTCTTTGACGAAGCATCGTCAATCGCGGTAGCAATAATTTCCATCCTTGCTGATCTTTCTTCCCATGTCTCCTTGTCAGAGTACGATGGCTCGAGAGATAACAGGAGCGCTGTAATGTACTTAATAAAATTCATGAGGCCTATATATTCCTTTCTTTAGAACTAAATTAAAAAATCGATATAGATTTTTCTTTTTTGCTCTTCGTAGGTGAAGGTCAATATTAATACGAAGCTGTTAAGATTTACAAGGCTACGATTTAGACGCGACCGTAGTAATCCTCCAACCTAACAACGTCGTCAAGCTCAGATGTCGAAACTTCAATAACATCGACGTCACCATCGCAAGCTATCATCCTGTGAATCATTCCAGTAGGAATGTGCTGCGATTCACCCGGATTCATCTTGAGGATCTTCTTCGAACTATCTTTGCCAAGTTCCAGCGTCAAAATACCAGACTGCACCATTACAGTTTCATCCTTGACGTTGTGATACTGCAGCGACAAGCTTGATCCATTCGTTATGTGAAGAATTTTACCCACATATCGATCTGTCTCGGCCCAGATAATTTCATATCCCCAAGGCTTATCAATCTTTCTGTCTCTCATTATTGCGATATCTAATTATATCGCTATGACTTTTTTGACCACGTTATATTCCATTATATTCCATTAGGATCCCCGCTCCAATGAATTCTTAATAGCGGGTTTAGTTCTTCAGTGATATATTCGATGATAGATTCTTCTGAATTAAATTCCAGTTTTTTATCACGATGATACAAAGCCCATGTTTCCAATTGACGTAAAACGTCCATCTTAGATAATACTAAATCAGTTACGCCATTGACATCAATAGCTTTTTGAAGATTATCTAGGTTCAACCAATTGCATTGTCGCGGACGAGCAGTCGTAGCACCGAATTCATTACCCAGTTCTCTAATCTTTAAGAAAATATGGTCTGCGGGTTCAAATCTCTTGGAACCAACGTAGGTTTCGTAAATTTTGGCAGCACCCCAAACCTGTCTAATCTTCTGCGGTGGTACGCCGTTCATTATGGCAGATCCCACAGTACAGTGACTACTGGTGACATAAGGATAATCTCCCCAGTCGATATCTAAGTAAAATCCTTGGGCTCCCTCGAAGAGAATCTTGCACTCTTTAGAGCCATAAAACTCTTCGTACATATCGACTAGGTAGGGTTTCAATTCCGAAATATCTTTAGCTCTAATACCCTTTCGATCATATTTGTCTCGATACGCAGGACCATTGCCACGACGGGTAGTGCCGATCTTGGTATCCGAAGAATCTTCTTCTAGATGAGCTGGAGTGATTATGTGAGTATTGCTCGCGATAAAAACAAGATCATCAGTAACAATCCCGAGTTTTTCAAGTTCTATTAACTCATTAAAAAAATGCTCGACATTTAATACGCAGCCTGGACCGATAAGACTTTTAATTCCATGAATCACTCCTGCAGGAATACTGTGAGTTACAATTTTCTTTCCTTCATGATATATCGTGTGGCCTGCGTTGTTGGAACCATTGAATCTAACGGTATGAGTATAATTGCTATTTTTTACTAAGTGACTAGAAATTTTTCCTTTGCCACAGTCACCCTGTTGTAAGTCCAAAATAACGTCAGCATATTTTATCATAATAATTTTCCTCTTTGAACTTGAAGATTCCGGAGAGCGTTTCGCTTGTCTTCCAATAAACGAATTTCTTCTTGTAGGTTTTTTTTAATGTTTGTAAAAGACTTGATTCGTTCTTTCTCTTCGTCCTCTAGCTCAAATGCCTTACGGTCTTTCGTGGTTTGAAGTAAAACACAAATGACAGAACAAGAAATAAAGAAAAAAGCGAAACCCAAGATGTAGCCACCTAATTCATGAAAATTTTGTAAAAAACCTAAACTGACACCGATCATGCCAGATAACTTTCCCAAAGCTAAAAATAGTAATGCTGCTTTATTTAGCACAGCCATTTTTGAAAAAAAAGACATTAGATTTTTTCCCTCAAAACTTTCCAGGCAGATTTGAGTGCTGGATCTTTTTGTTCTTCACATAAAGCAAGAACATTCCATAGCGCGTTTTCTAAATCTTTTATTCTTTTTGCCATTGCTCTTTGCGACTCTAGCATGTTTTTTTTATGCTCTAGTTCCCAAGCTAATTCTCTTTGAAGTTCACCGAGCTCGCCAGGATTTTCTCCAAAGGATGGGCCTTCTGTATCATAAAGTCCTGTTTTCATCACATTAAACTCATTTTGTTATAAAATCATTTTTAGTTCATTAGAAAAGCAAACACCGATTCCTTGCGGCGTCAGTACTTTTATGCTAGCGTGTTGTAAAGAATTTTGCGTAACGTCGAGTACAATTCCTGGTTGGCCCGGAAGCCATTCAATCCAACGCTCGAATTCTCTAGCCAAATCTTCATCGAGAGGAGTCAGATATACCGTCGGATTTACGTTCCCCGAATGAGGGAGAACCATATTCCCTGGTTTGAGATCAATATCCTTCGACGCCACAAAGCGTTCCACACTCCATACCGCACGTTTCACATGTGCAAATTCTAAAGTCTATCTCAACCATTTCATTATCAATAAAGCGTTCATCACACTGATTGTAGCAATCATCTTCCCCTTCATAAGCTTCACACCAACCTACACATGCTAACCAATCTGCGCAATCGGGTAAATCAAGACAATCCGAATGAACTTCCATACAATCGCCTGCTTCTAGAGAACGCAAACAATCTTGACAATCCGTGTCGACGTATGTACCTTCGACATAGTCTTCTACTGGATACTCTTCAAATTCTTCGTCGATTGAATCAAGCTGCGAGATAATTTTCGGTTCGGTGCCAACGACGTGTTCTAAATTACTATAATCCAAGTTTGTTTCTGGACTCGTAAAAAAAGCAATAATGATGAGAGTTACGACAGTCGTTTTGATAATTGTTAACATAATTTTTCTCTTTAATCAAGTTATCGATCTTACCCAACCCTCGCCCAACCAGCCCTTTTGACCTTGTGAAGCCACGACTAGATATGCACCGCGTTTCCACTCAGCAGACAAAAGTAATGATTCGTCTTCATTTGTTTTAGCGTCGATAACGATCATTAAATCATCGCTATTAACTGGTATTGCTGATTCGTCGTCGTGGTCGCAAAAGCGCCACAGGTATAATGTTTTTTCTTCAGTCTTACCTGTGACTAAAGCTCCTGGTTGTAGTAACGGTCCATCCACAACAATAATCTAATCTCCTATTTACTAAATGGTTTACGCGACGAATAATTAATTTCCAAGGAAGATCGACCATGGCTATTGTAGAAGAATACTCAAAATTACTAGAAGAAACGAAAAAAGAATTTCCCGACTTTGAAATCATCGAAAAAGAAAAATCCGCGTTGATGAAGCTCATCGATGTGGCGTTGAAGATCATAACCTTTGGTCAGATGAAGCTCTTCATGACTGGTTTCATCACTGTGTTAGGAAATAAAGTTTATGTTCCCGGCAGTTGGGAAGACGCAACTGTAACTAGCAAGGCTGAGATCATTAGGCACGAAAGAGTTCACATGCGACAGTCAAAGAAATACGGTAGAGTTTTATTCTCGATCCTATATCTTCTTGTTCCATTTCCACTAGGTATAGCTTACTTTCGTAAAAAGTTCGAACAAGAAGCTTATGAAGAGAGCTTCAAGGCTATTTACGAATATCATGGAGAAAAGGCTTTTACGCCTCGACTAAAAGAAAGCATGATTGCTCATTTTACTACCGCGCAGTACTTTTGGATGTGGCCTTTCAGAAAATCTCTTGAGATATGGTACGATGAAGCAGTAAAAAAAATAGTATCAGATAATCAAGATTGATTCTAGTTCAAGACGATCTAAGGAGTACCTTAGAAAGTGAAACTCTAAATTTTTCTACAACGTCTGGAAATTGTTTGTCTCTTAATTTCGATTCACCGGTTTTTCCACCACCATGCCACGCGCCCTTTGGACAAAGTGTAAACCAAGAAACCGCTGTTCGCGGGTCGGTAGGCGAAAAACCGCACCAAGTTTGTTCCGTTTCTACCAATAAAAATAAGGCGTCGGACTTCAAGCCAAGAGCAGCGAATTCTTCAACTCGCTTTTCGTAATCGTTCTGCCAGTCATCTCTACGACGACCCAGACAAGTTTTGCACTCAATTACTCCTACCAACTTATCCTCTTTCCAAAGAGAAACGTCTGGCTTCCGATAACCACCTTGAGGTAACTTCAAATTCTTTTCAGAAGATACGCTAATACCCAAGTGCGCCAATGCGTTTGTCCGAGTAATCGCATCAACTAGCATGTTCGTCGCTTCTGTAAAAACGTCAGCCATGGGTGGTTCTTTCGTTCTTCCTAAAACGCTCGACAAAGCTCGGGATCTCGATGCGACCTGATCCATGTATTCACAAATAGCAGTTTGGATTTCGCTAGAATTGATAGAACCCTCTGCATAGCTATCACATTTTTGTGCGTAAGTCATTAATTCGCTCGCCGGCTCGATCGACCAGTTCAAGTACGATTTTGTGATTCGTTCAACAAGTTTCATGGTTATATTAATCTTATACCGTTAATCAAGCAAATTGCAATTCTGATAAAATGTTTCTAACTAAATTCACTAATGAATTTATTAAATTAAGCGAAAGGACGAATAGGTATCTTTAAGGGAAAAATCCAGAAAGAAGGCGGCAATGAAGTTTTTTAAAAGCGTATTGATTTCGCTAGTTTTTCTAGCTGTTGGTGCAGGTTGCTGTTCTTCTATAAAACCGGTGCCACCAATTCCTGATAATGTTAAAAATTTACAAATTGCAAGACACATTCAAGACGCCACGGTCGCGTTAGTAATGGGTCCTTCCGGAGAAAAATCGGCTTATTGCGCAGGAATTTGGGTAGATGAAAAACATATTTTAACTGCAGCACACTGTGCTGAAGTTTTTGGACGTACTCTTTTCGATATATCTGAGGAAGAAGAATACGACTCTACAGGTGACTTAGTCGTTTTTGTCAACTATTCTGATTTAAAGGATGGCGAATTACCTCAAGATTTTGCCTGGGTAGGTGTCGTACAGAAAATAGATAAAAAAAGAGACTTAGCCTTAATTCAAAACATCAGTCAAACTTCAAAACATCATACTGCAAGATTGTCAAGAGAATCTATCGATGTCGGCGAAGTCGCGCACATCATGGGACATCCCATTGGATTACTATGGACATATACGAGAGGAACAGTCGCTGCGATTCGTAATCTACAAGGACCTATGATCGCCGAACAACGAGTAAGCGCGAAAGTCTTACAAGTTTCTGCGCCAATTTGGGTAGGAAATTCTGGCGGTGGAGCCTTTAATTCTAATGGTGAACTAATCGGCGTTTGTTCTTGGATCGCTCTAAGAGCGCCCAGCGTAGGTTTCTTAATTCACAGAGACGAAATTAAGTCTTTCATAGAAAGCGATTAATTCAAACCTTAAGCAATTTTACTAACTTGGGTCGATCATCGATAGTAAAAGCGAACCATTGTTGTAAAGTTTCATCGAACGTATTGATAAAACCGCCGTCGCCAATTTCTTTTACGACGCAAATAGAATAAGCTTCTTTGCCATTTCTAAATCTACCGACGACCAATTCTGAATCAACTTTTCCTAAAAATTCGCGATTTACGACAGCGTCAGATAAATTACTAACCTTAAGTCCTCGCGATAATTTTCTTCCTACTTTTTCTTTTTTGTTAGCCATGTTTCTTTCTCCAGTTCCAATATAAAACAAGCGCTCCATCGTTAGGTGGTTGATCGCCTAATTTATTTTTAAAAAATATTTCCCAAGACCTAGAAGCATAATCTCCGATCCCTGGTAATTCTACAACGTGTGACCAATCACCTTTAACGTAAGCTGACGTCATTCGAAAAAGTCTTTCAGTCCTTCTGTTTTGAAATCCTAAAGGTTTTATTAATTCTGAAACCTCTTCCTTGATCGCGCTAAGAAATTGATCGGCAGACTGCCATCTATTAAAAAATTCCGGTAAAACTTTTTCTATTTGTTTGCGCGTCGTACAATTCAACATCATACATGCTACTAAACATTTCCATTCATCCGGCCAAAGGTCTTCTTGAATCAATCCATATGGCGATCGATAAGGGATCATAACAATTTACCAATATTCAATTTTTCGCTAGCCAGTATTAAATCTTTTTGATTCTTGATCGGAAAGAATCTATCTCGTCGTTCTACCCTAACGAACATAGTATCATATGCTTCTGTAATTTCTTGAATTAAACGTTCGTGTTGAACGTAAAGTTTGTCATTAACGTTTTTCTGAACTCTATTCCAGGAATTACCCAATGGTTCGATATTTAAATTGGCGTTAAAAATAAAAGAATTCGTGTTCAACCATTTAAAGTTTTGCGGATTGGCGCAAGACAACCTAAACCCTTCGGCAATCTGTAATTGACCTCGTTCAATACACAAAACACCACCAGTATCGCCATCACGACGTTCGACAACTTCACAAGTAACGTTAGAGTTTGACAGAACATGCCAACCAATTAAAACTGGATCTAACGCGGCAAGTACGTTATCAACGTTTACAATCGCGACGTATTTACCACCATCATTGATGAAATTTTTTAACAAACCAGAATTGGTAAGAGCAGGAAATATGTCGCCGTGGCCGCAAGGATACAAATCTGGAACCTCCCCGCTAAAAACAAAATCATTGTTGGGATAAAGACGATAGGATTCGTATTGCTCTACGTATCGAATTCTTTTATGATCTATACCGATTTGTGAATTTACGTGGTCGGCTATTTGTTGTTTTAAAGACGGACTAGTTACGATCCAAATCGGTCCACTACCAATCGCTTGAAACAATTTAATCGTCAACAAAGAAAGACCCAAATCAGGCAATCTCAGCAACGCCTTTGGTTCACCAATCCGCGTACCAGCTCCACCCGCTAAAATACAATAAGCAATCTCGCCTGAATCTATAGCAAACTGTCCCGCTTCGAAACACGCGTCTACCTCGCATGCTGTTCGTACACAATCCTCAGGTGGTTCAACTGCCGTCCATAAGCTATTATCTTGTGGACACAGAATTAATTCCAACAATTTAGATTCAGATAACCCGCCAGGTCTATTGACTATTTTTCTGACATCGTTTGGAATGGATTCCAGAGTCTTGCGATATCTTTCGATGAACGCTTCGTTTGATTTCATCGTCTTTATTATAACGAGCGAAATAGAAAATTACAAATAACCAAGCTTTTTGAAAATCTTAAGATAATAATCACCAAAAAAGCCAGTAGCTAAGGTCGTTGCCGAACACCACCCTACGTCACCTTCGTGTGAAGACTTTAGTTCACCATCGCAAGAATTAGCCAGAAACAAAAAGACTTGTTTCTCCATAAAGTAATCGACGGAAATCAACCTAAGTTCGTTAGCAATTAATCCCGTTTCTTCCCACAATTCGCGCACGGCGCCATCTTCTACCTTTTCACCTTTTTCAACTCGACCGCCCGGCAATCCAATTCTTTCTGAGTACTCTGCGTCGTAAACACAAAGAAATTTACCATCTGTTCTACGAACAATAATTCTTGTCGTTTTTTGGGCAGAAGAAATCTCAGCGTCCTCGTCAGTTAAGACGTTAGTCCTAGAAGATATCACATTCCTACCTGCGCGAATATTACCTGGCGCGTCGTTTCTGCGAGACGCCGCCATGGTATAATCACCAACAACTTCACTTAATTTTCGGTGATTTCGGGTCGCCATACTTTGCATCTAACTTTTTCTTAGCTAGCAATAACGCTTTTTTCAAATTTTTTGGATCTTTTTGAATCGCTTCTGCGTATTCTTGAGCAGCGACGTCCAGAACTTCATCAACCTTAGATTCTAGGCTTTTTCCCGTAATTTCTTCGTATTCTTCCATCCATGTACTAATCATCTTTGCTAGAGGCTCAGAAGCATCAACGTCAGACTTATTTTTTTCTTTTGCATGCGCGGCGACTTTTTGTTTAAAATCATCGGGCAACAATTCTTCAAGCTTTGAACCTAAAGCTTTATCGATAGATTTTCCCATCTTTCCGAACTGTCTCGACAAAAAAGAAGAGAACCACTCATCAGGACCGCCTGAAATACCCAGCGCTTTACCGACATCTTTCAAGCCAAATTCTCTTAATAGAGATTCTCTTATGTATTTTCTTAATATTCGCTCATTCGACATATTGTTCTTAACTATGTATTATCCCCACAACATGTCAAAAGATTCAACAAACTTTGTCCACGAACCTTCGTTTACGATAGATTTAAACCCATGACTCTCAAAAACTGACCTAACATCATTCCACTCCTTAACAGGCACCGTGGATGTCATTTCTAAAGCTTCTTCGTCCGTCCAATTTCGAAATGCGATGAGTTCGTAGTTTCTTTGAAATTGTTCAGCATGCCGAGGTTCGCTAAGAAACTTGGCCAACTTATCGGGATCGATCACTAAATCAGTAGCGATTTTGTCACCAACACCAGGAATGCCTGGGATGTTATCGGAACCATCCCCACGAAGAGACTTCCACGTTACATAATCGTAATCTATAGGCGCTTCTAGAAATTCTTTTTTAATTGGGTTCCACACTTTTACGTGGGAATATTCTTGAATTAATTGCGTGAAATCTGAGTCGTTGGATACGACAATCCAAGGTATGGCGGTGCTAGAATATTTAATCAAATTATAGATGGTATCGTCACATTCCGAAGTTGGATGCCGAACGACTGAGACTGGGAAATACTTGGACAGAAGTTCTACAATCTGATCCTTTTGTTTAAAGAATTTCTGGAGTTCTGTATACTTGGGGTCATCCTCCTCGACCCGCCGAGTTGCCTTGTATTCAGGAAGGAGTTCATATCGTTTGATCGGTCGACCCTCGAGGACGACATAGATACGGGTGGGTTTGAATTGATCGACGAGAGACTTGAACTGCCTGAAAAAGTTGAAGACGACGGGCGCAGGGCCGGCCTGGAATCCCGAACGTGCACGGTGAGCTTGGTTCATAAAATCGATACATAGGATAGACATAATCACTGCTCCTTTACGTACTTCTTGATTGCGCCTTTCGTAATACGTTGCTCGGGTGGAACAAAATCCATTTCGAGTAGATCAAAGAAATCTTGTTCTTCGTACACGGGCAATTGTGTTCCATCTGGCATCGTTGGCATACAATCGGTCATTCGGCCACCGCCAGACATTTTCTTCCATCGGCCAAAAATCCCGGGGACGAAACCATGGAAGGCATTGCCATCAGGAGATGCGCCACTACCGGTTCGCATCATATATAGACCGCCCCAGTTTTCGGGTGTAGCCAAGAAAACATCGAGGTTCATTCCCTCCGTCAATCGGACACGAAGATACTTCGCCGACACCTTGGGCGTCCACGGAATAGCTCCAGGAACTCCAGGCTTGATGTGTTGACCAACTTCTTCCAGCAGCGCAATCAATTTTTCGCGACTGGCAGGGATACCACAAATTTCAATATCACCAACGATTTCTTTTCGTCGACGAATCGAACCGGCAACTTCTACTCGATCCATCGAATGGACGATGTGTTCACGAACTTTATTTGCAATTTTTTCCGCCTCAACGAGGTCGATCTTTCCGATGCCCATAGATTCATTCTATAGTTTCGTGGTACGAAATTGCATCAAACTAGTGGTAACCAAGCGCTCTTATTCGAAAATGATTTATATAGCCAGCAACCTTGAGTTAACACATAAGCGTATTCATAATCACCTTCTACTTGGTACAAGTCTTCGAATTCATCGATGACTAACTCTTCACCACGATCTCTGTGATAAGCAGTCGTCCATCCATTTTTCGCAGGAGTTTCGAGGTCTTCAAATTCATGCTTGTCTCCAAGCGAAGGACGAAGAACTGAAATCGACCCCAACGAAACGAGCGCTTTAACCTTGTCTTCGTCTGTGTAGTGTTTTTTCAATAAACTGCCCACGCCATCCGGATATCCGTCAAAGTGACAGTAAATACCTTTAATCTTACCTGAACCTTCGTCTTCGATTCCAATAAACGCATGAGTTGCCATGATATTCTCCATCAATTCAACTTATAGATGTTGACGTAGTGCGAACCTTGTCCATCGAGCATTACGCGGAAAAGATAATTCGCCTCTTCCTTTACGCGACGTCGACGGTCGGTTCGGAGCACATGATTATATCTGTAAGAACCGCAAGCAGGCATTTCACCGTAATCAGTAATGTATGTTTCTGGAATACGAACGCACCGCGACTTACCGGCTTTGCGAAGATTTTTTAGATTGTCCTTGCCTACAGCGTGATAGATTCGCCAACCGATATATTGTTCATGTTCACGTTGCAGTCGGTCTTTGTGTTGTTCGGGCGATTCGACGGTGCATGTGATGCTTTCGGGCATGATTGACTCGAGAATCTCTGCGACCATCATGATTGAACTAATGAATTTTTCGCGGAGCTGAAGTGACTTGATGGTCACATCGGTCGATCCATAGCGAAGATAAATTCTACGAGCATAATCGCGATAAATTCCACCGTCGACTTGCTTGTTTTCTTGCGACGTGTAAACGACGCACAATGTACAGCAAAAGTTATCATCGTCATAATGAGATCGCTTGGGGTCAAGATAGAACTCATAGTGACACCCATCGTTCTGTTCGTTTACATGCGTCGCAAGCTTTTTATACCTCTCAGGCATATAATTCATAATGCCGTGAGTAGTGACAACTGCGTTAGCTTGCTGAAACGCTGCAATTAATTTACTGCGATCCATGTTTTACTCACTTCAAATATTGAGGAGGACGTACCTTCGATAACTCGAATGCTTCTTTCGTTTTCTTCGTCGCTTCTTCTACTAAGTTTGCTTCATCCTGAAAATTCATCATTCTCAAAAAATATTTCAGATTTTCAAGTTGACGAAGAGAATCTTCGTAATTCTGTGTCGTATCCATAATCTAACTATAACACGCAAAGGAACGCTTTTGCACATCAACTTTCGTTCTGAAACATCACAACTTTAGGAAGACCATTTATCGTTGCAAGGCCTTCAGCGAGGAATTTCGGTTTAGGCGACCAATGTGTCCATTCGACATTGCGTTTTTTGATGACGGTAATTAGTGTTGATTCTTGAAACCAATTCGTACCGATCGCTGAATACAAGACAGGTTCTCCTGCATCGTCAAAAAATCGGCCGCGAGCTTCATTTTTCTGGCGTTCTTGCTCGAGCTCTTCCGGTTTTTTTCGGTACCAATAGCGGGTCCCTTTTGGGAGAAGGATCGTTTCATTCATACTCGTGCCATGTTTGGATTTTTAAGTATCCCGGATTTTTTGAATCGACTGCGAATATTTCTAGATCGTAATTTCTCAACACGGACCTAACTATCGACTTCATCTTCGGTGAATGTCCAGTGATGATATGGAATTCTTCATTTGCTCGCCAGTGGCTATTTATAAAAGAATGAATGAGACTTTCTACTTCTTCGTGTGCAATTCCATGAAGATCTAATGTCCTTATAGGCATATATTTGCAACGCGTTGCATTATATTAATACAAAATTTTGCTGATGGGGTAGGATTCGAACCTACACATCGTCGCATTACTTACCACTTCAGTTTTCACTGCCGATATTGTCGTTCGTGGTCTGGACTATCCCATCATCCGTTCTGGATGGACCCATTATAGTCTCTGCACCTCCCGGTTTCCCGGTTTGGCTCAGGATTGCCATGCCTATTCGGCGAAGGGTTCCCTGAATTTTGAGTCTTTTCATCCAGGAATTCCTTCCTGGCGCTGCCGCGTGACAGTGCGAAGCCTTACCATTTGGCTACCCATCAATATCTTTCACTTCTTCTTTTTTCAATAGACCAAGCTCAATGAGCTCTTTTCCAGTTATAACTTTGAGGTTTAACGGGAATTGACTCCATTTTGCTTCATCTCTTGATACTTTATAACCTTTGATTTCAATGTATAAATTTTTCTCTATTAAGAAAAAGTCTGGCGTGTAATAGGAATCTTTACCCTCAAATTGAGGTCATTTATCGCGCGTGAGATAGAGAACACAGGCATACGCAATGCCGAAGTAAATCAAAAATGAAGAAAGGGTAAAAGAAGCAAGACCAAAAAATCCGCCAATTGCCCACGCGAGGCCACCGAAAGTAAATCCGAGAATCGGAGCGATGAGCGTGAACCTCGCAAGGGTTGGATAGATTAATGATATCGCTATGAAACCGATGATGAACCAAATAGGCATTACCTTTTCCTTCTATTCTATCAGAACTTCGTGGCATCGATCCATTGGACTTCGCCCTTGGCGTTCTTCACACCTGCGCGGGCATTGAATTTGCCGTAGTATTTGGAGACGCCGACCCAGAACACCTTACCAGTGAACCCATCGACTGTGACCTCGGTACCTTTGGCCGGGATTCGGGCCAGGAGCTTCTCCGCCTCCGACTTGAGGGCATCCTCCTTAGCCTGCTTCTTGGCGTACCGAGCAGCACGCTTGGCCTTCTCGGCCTCCTGCGCGGCCTGGCGAATCGCGTACTGGCGCTTGTCCTCAGCGATCTTAGCCTCGAGGACGGCCTTGTGGTGAGCCTCCCAGGTGGCCAATTCATCGTAGACCTCAACACCGCTGTGAAGCAGAAGGTCGCCCATGGTGTCGACGACCGGCGCGAGGCTGAAGCCGTTGCGATGCACGAAGAGATTGGTGCAGTCGACCCAGGCGAACCGGTCGCCGATGTCCAGGGCCTCGACCTCAACCCAGGGCGCGTCGGTGGCGTAGGCACGGCTGCCGACGTGGTGGTGACGGGGCTTCTTACCCTCGTGGCCGAGGTAGACCAGGGCGTAGGTGCAGGTGGTGGACCGCATGTCTGTGTAGTCCAGTGTATCCGACCAATTGCGGGTCTCCGTGGTCGTCTCGATCCGGATGACTCGCCCGTGGTAGAGCGTCTCGGTGTTTGTGTAGAGGCCGTTGGCGTCACAACTGGTCTTCTTGATCGGCATGGTTCTACTATATCCTATTCGTTGATGATTTTGCACCAGGTTCAGTGAGAATCGATGCGAGTGGAGTGGTTCACCTCGGACCCCGGGGTGACCGCGTGGAGCTCGGTCCAGACGACGTCGTCGGAGCAACCACCACCGTAGACCGCTTGGTCCCGGAGTGACTCGAACTTGACCCGGGCCGAGGCCTCGTCGAGGAAGACGAAGGTGGCCGTGTCGGTGTTGGAGTAGGAATTTGCGCCCTGCTGCACAACGAAGATCTTGTCCATGATTCTAGTATATCTCTTTCATTAGTGACTTTGCACCAAAAAAATCTATTGAAAGCTATTTTCAATAGATAGCTGGTCAAAACTTTATCCACTTCTATCTTGTTGAAAGTCATTTTCAATAAAGCTGGTCAACTAATTTACCAGGACAAGTATTTAACCAGTTATACGACGATCCATTCATAGTCGTCTGGTTCCATTACGGATTCCCATCCGTCGTATTCGTCGATGCGATATTGTCGACCTTTGAGTTCGCGAATTTGTAGTTCAGAAAATCTTCCCCACGATTCTTCTCTCAAGGTTTCAACGACTAGAACTAGATTAAGATCATGGCGCGGTATTCCGTAAACATCAAAATTACAAGACTTACCCGATAAAGCCGAGTACATTTCCATAGCCTTTTCAGAAAGTCCAAACCCGCCGTGGCAATCGTTAAAAACGACTTTGATTTTATGGTCGTTCATTTAGTTATTCGGTCTTGTTTTCTACCAATCTTTTTAGATCTTCTTCAGAAACGGGTGGTGGACCATCTCGTAGAGAAAGTTCCAAGCCGCCAATTTGCTCAATTATAAAATTTAAGTGATCATTGAGATAAGGAACCCAAGACCAATCTTGGTGCACATGAATTCCGGATAAATCTGACTTATACAATTCTATCAATTTATCTCTAGTTTCTTTTAGGGTTGCCTGAGCTTTCAGAAACGACTCGCTCGATTGATTCGTATCCATGTTAAAATTGTTCCTTTTCTGTTGAACCCTCGAGAGCAAGTGTCGATGAATTCCCTCCTGAAATAACCTGGGAAACTGTATCGAAATAACCCGTGCCCACTTCTCGTTGGTGTTTCGTGGCTGTATAACCAATCTTTTCTGCAGCAAACTCTGCCTGTTGTAGTTCTGAATACGCTGCCATCCCGCGTGACTTGTAATCGTGCGCAAGTTGGTACATACTATGGTTAAGTGCGTGGAAGCCTGCTAGCGTCACGAACTGGAATTTGTAACCCATGGCGCCTAATTCTCTTTGGAACTTAGCGATAGTAGTATCGTCGAGGTTCTTTTTCCAATTAAAAGACGGAGAACAGTTATACGCCAACTTCTTACCTGGGTATTTGTCGTGAATCGCCTCTGCAAAGAGTTTTGCTTGATCGAGGTTTGGCGTCGAAGTCTCCATCCAAATAACGTCAGCATAGGGAGCGTATGCTAAACCACGAGCTACTGATCTCTCTAGCCCAGTGCGGCACAGTCGATGAAATCCTTCGGGCGTTTGACTGTTTGCAAGGATGAATTCCCTGTCGTATGGGTCGACATCACTTGTAATAAGATTTGCGGAATCTGCATCGGTACGAGCTACAAGAACGGTCGGGACGCCCATAACGTCGGCCGCTAATCTTGCTGCAGTTAGCGTACGGATGAATTGACTCGTGGGAACAAGTACCTTACCGCCCATGTGACCACATTTCTTTTCCGAAGCGAGTTGATCTTCAAAGTGGACGCCTGCGGCTCCTGCCTCGATCATTGCTTTCATTAATTCAAACGCGTTGAGAGGTCCACCGAATCCTGCTTCTGCGTCGGCGACGATTGGAGCAAACCAATCTGTGCCTGATTTACCTTCGGCGCAATCGATTTGATCAGCACGATGAAGAGCATTATTGATACGCTTGACAACGGAAGGTACGCTGTTTGCTGGATAGAGACTTTGATCAGGATACATTTCGCCAGCCAAGTTGGCATCAGCTGCTACTTGCCAACCTGAAAGATAAATCGCTTTTAAGCCCGCCTTGACTTGTTGTACGGCTTGATTTCCCGTTAGCGCGCCCAAGGCGTGAACATATGGTTGTTCTTCCATCATTTGCCATAGTTTTTTTGCACCATTTTCTGCGAATGTATATTGTACCTTTAGCGTACCACGTAACTTATCTACATCTGCGGACGAATAATTCCGCACGATTCCCTTAAATCGTGTATTCTCCATAAACGCTCCTTAATCAACCCGTTTTTAAATTTGCGATCGTACCATCAGGTAATGTAACTTTAATTTTGTCTGACGCTTCTTCTTCTTCAGGTAATGACATTATTTCAGTCGTCGTTTGTTGTTGCGCGTTATACCACTCGTTTGCGCGAGCGATTGCGGAATCAACAAGTTTTTCTATTTGTGAAGTAGCTCTATTCGTCAAAACATATTTTGCTTCTTCGGCAGATTCAAAAATTTCTCCTTCAACTTCGTTTAAAAGTATCGTAATCGAAGGATTGGAACCTCCTTGCAAAACATAGTTTGTTTCTTCGCCGTGAAGAGTTCTTTTGACGATCTCTTCAACGATCATCATCGGATATACTTGCATCTTTTTGTTTAAAACGACAAAAAGAACTTGTCCTACCCGATACGTCATAATCAACCTACCTCTTCTTCTTCGCTATCTTCTTCGTGCTCGTCGTCTTCATCCGGTAAAAAACCTGTCAATGGTACTGATGAAGGTTTTTTAGATTCAACTAAATCTTGGTTTATTTGAAATACCCCCATTGGAGGTGCAGCGATAGGCGCAACAATATAATCAGGTGCTTCACCTTCTAAAGGTAATTTTGCTTGCTTGCACAACTTACTCATCTTATCCCACAAAAATGACTCAATCAATGTACGTTCTTCTGCTGAAGCAAGAGCCTCAGAGACAGTTTGCGAACCATCAGGTGGCAATAAAACGCTCATTAAGTCTCGTAAATGCAATAGTTCAAACTTAGTTAAAATAAGTTCAAACGTTTCATGCTTTTTAATTGCGGGTTCCTTAACCGGAGTTTGCTTCGCTCTAGTTTTTGCAACGGTTTTTGTTTTTGTTTTTTTCATTAGTTGTTCACTCTGGTAATGCGGTCGCTTCAGTTAGTGCTTCGATGAATAAATCGTAGGTGTCTCTATGCGCGACACCTTGTTGAATCTTTAGGACCTTTAACGCGGCTTGAAGAGTTTTCATATCTAACTTATCAGTATACTCTTCAATGACCTCTTTCCGATCGCCCTTAAGAAGTTCAATCTCATTATCGATGGCCTCGATTTTAGTAATAAATTCCTTAACTAAATTACGTAATGCCCCCAATTCATCAGGTTGCATCGTTGCTACGTTATAATTTTTTGGTGCATTTTTTGGCATGTTGTCATGTTACAACATGTTTGCTGTAATGTTTATGCGACAAGTCCTAATTGTTTTTTAATAGATTCCAGTTTCTTGTCATCTCCGGATTCGATCGCCGAAAGAACTGAATCATAACTTTGAACAAATGGGTGATCATTCCCGAAAGCTTTTCTAGCGGGGTCAACATATTGTCGTATCTCTTTCACTGCTGCTTGAATCGAAGTTTTTTTGACACCTTCTAAAAATTTCTTTTCTGCTTCCTGCGTTGATAACTTTTGTTCAGGATCTAGTTTTTTAAAATCAGGTTTTTGAATCTTTTTACCTAATATTTTTGCAAGATCATCAACGTTGTCAACTGCAAGAATCTCTAAAATTGGTTTAATTCTTTCTCCCAGAGTTTTTTGGAATATTTGTTGTGATGTTTTTTCGATGCCTTTTATTGTCGGCGAGCGAGCAATTACTGCATCAATGAATTTTTTGCTACCAATTTTATTAGACAACGAATCCTCGGTTTCGTCGGTTTTCTCTCTTAAAAGATTCACGTAAGCTGGCGCGTAAGAATCAAAAATACTAGACGGCGATTTGCTTGCTTTCGAATCCGAATCTCCACCGAGATATTTATCTGTCAATCCACCCGTAGCTATACTTAAAATTGACTTAGCTGCTTTCGGCGCAGTCGATACGAATTTACCAGCCAGCACGGGTCCTGGAAAAGCAAAAAAAGCCAACATTTTTGCGTCGGTTCCGAGAGCCGCGGCAGTGGCATCATAATATTGCCTATACTCGTTTTCAATAGCTTGTAGATCTGCCTTTTCTTTTTGAAAAATTTCATCGTAAGAATCTGTCAACCAAGGAACCAAAGTGGTCATTAACCCTTCAAACGCGACGTTCAATACTGTTAAACCGCTGCGCATAATTTCTTTTGTTTTACCCGCGACAGTTCCAACTACGTCTGCGAACGGTTGAATAAAAACCTTATATAAATCACCGCCGCTGCCATAACCAACGCCACCAGAATACATGCTAAAATCGCCGACATATCCTCCGTCATCATATTCCTTGAGCGTTTCTAACGTATATTCACGAATTAATTTTTTAATTGAACGGCTGTTATTCATACGGCATTGATAATTATATCTTAACGTGATCTTGTCTTATATCTTTTAATAGTGATAATTTAAGATTATAATAATAACTATATAAATAAATGGATGGCATAAGAATTGGTCTCGTACCCATGGCAGCGAAGCCTTATCATGCAGGACATGATGGTCTTGTCCGTTTAGCAGCAGAAGAAAATGATGCAGTAATGCTTTTTGTTTCAACTTCTGATCGTACAAGATCAGGAGAATTGCGCGTAAGTGGCGACACGATGCAGAATATCTGGTGGGATTTTATAGAACCCACATTGCCGTCAAACGTTACGCCAGATTATGGTGGTATTCCCGTTAGTAAGGTTTACGCAGAACTAGAAAAAGCAGAATCAAATGATTCAACCAATATTTACGTAATTTACTCTGATGAAGAAGACATCCTCAAATATACAGACGAGAATCTTCAAAAAGTAGCGCCGAGACTTTTTGCAAATGGTCAAATTAAACGTCGCAGTGTTAGTAGATCCGAAACGGTTCAAGTAAGTGGCACAGAAATGCGGGAGCTAATCGAAGACGGTGATTTAGTCGGTTTCGTAGCTTTATTACCTCCTGCGATTCGTAAAAATGGTAAAGAAATATTTGATTTATTGCAAGACGACATCGTCGGCGAGGGTTTGTTAAGAAAATATATAAAGACTTTGCTGGAGCATAGAGGGTAAAATGTTAGAAGACTTGAAAAGAACAATTCAAGACTTCCTAAAATTCCTTACTAAATTGCTGATTGGTCTCGCTCTAGTGTGTAAATGGATTTCTGATATGACATTAGCTGGTTATTAGTTGTACTTGGTCGATTATGCGTTTTAAATTATACGCATGGCACACCTAGAAAAACCAGCTTCACGCAATCTATTTTTAGCTCAACAAGTAGACCAAGATTCTATGAACGCATTGTCTAAAGCGATTTTAGACATTAGAGAACACGATGAATTTCTTCAAAAGATGTATCCGTTGTACGGTTTGAGTTACGAACCAAAACCAATCGTAATTCATATCGATTCTTACGGGGGAGCAGTTTATCAGTGTTTCGGTTTGTTGTCAATTATGAAGGCTAAGGGTACACCCGTGAATACGGTGATAACTGGTTGCGCAATGTCATGTGGATTTATGATCGCGATTCATGGTGCCCACAGGTCAATTCATAAACACGGTACGATGATGTATCATCAGGTTAGTACTGGGGCATGCGGTAAGGTTGCTGATATCGAAGAAGATATCGTAGAAGCAAAACGCTTACAAAAAAAGATTGAAGACATGACGCTCGAAAATACAAAAATTACAAAAGAAAAACTTGAAAAAGTTTATAAGAAAAAACAGGATTGGTATCTCGACGCAAAAGATTCCCTTAAATGGGGATGCGTCGACTATGTCATATAGTTCAAAATACGCTAGAGGAGATTTAGTATCAGCAAAATCTGATTTTCCACTAGCGCTAAGAAATGGACCTGGCTATACTTTCGAGTATATTTGTCTAATGGAACCTAACTCAGTCGGTTTGATCTTAGATTATCGACTGGGTCACGGTTCCATTACATGGTTAAACATACTTACAAAAACTTCCAGTGGTTGGATTCCTGAAAACAAAGCTTGCATAAGATTTATTTTTTAGATCCAGCACGTTTATATGCCTTGCTTCCAACGTCACTAGGGACTGATCCCTTCCATACAGTTTCTAAAGCCGAATCAACATCGATAGCTTTTGGTGTCATTTTCCCATTCGGATAACAAAGAAAACGTACGCCTTGATGTTTAATAAAAGGTCCAAAACCAGAAAGAGTTGTCGAATTATCTCTTCTGGCCAATCTGCTTCAAAGGTGCTTCTACTAGCAGAAGTTGAATGTATTCTTTTAATAAGTTTTTCATCGTTTTTTCTTTGCTTTTTTAGACGTTGAAGCGAGTAGTTCTTTAATGCTTTGCGGATCATCAAGAGAATATGGAGAATTAGCTTCTATTTTTAATCTTGGTTGCACTCTGATTCCTGCGCTAGCGGTAGGACGACCACCACTTCCTGCACGAGCCGCGCGAACTTCTAAAACGACAGATCCATTTAATCTAGGAACAGGAATGTTTGCAGGATTATCTAAAAGATAAAAAAGACCTTGGCCTCCGATTTGGATGTAAGATGTGCCTTTTGATGCATAATGTTCAGCGATAAAATCAATACTAGATTCTAGTTTAGTGTTGATAGGAATTAATAAACCTGCATCAACTGCGTCCTTCCACGCTTGAGTCGAAAACCCAGACATGGGAAAACCATAGACTGGTTTTCCGACTCCTTTGCCTTTCTTGTTCAAGAAAGAACAAAATTTTTCAATTGCGCTTATAAGCTTAGATGAATCAGGAGAGGAATTTAAACTTTCAGCAATTGGCTCCATTGCCTCTATGTCTTTACCGGCAGCAAAGAATTTTCCATCTTTCATCCCAATTGATCCACCGCCCATTTGAGCGTTTCCATCCATTTTAACTTCAACGTTATAAACTTCTCCGTTGATTGTGATATCGGCGTCCGGGAGATTGGGATCGAAACCCGCTGTATGCTTCATTCTTCCCGATGCGCCGGCCGCTTTTATTGCGTTAAACACGATTTGTTCATACTCAGCGCCACCCTCACCAGACTTTTCAATTAAAACTGTTCTAATGTACTCTTTCAACAGGTCGCTCATAGCTTGGTTCCTTTTCGTCCGTACTTAAATAGACCTAAAATTTGGTTTGCCGCAGCAAAACTCCCAGTAAATTTATAAGCGTTACCTTTGTAAATAAAAACAACCCCTTCGACAGGAGAAGTTATATTTTCCAAAGATTTCAATTTTTGCATTTGAGCGTTCAGTACACCCATCGCATTTTCATCGCCTGAGGCCTCAATAGCAGTAACGGCTTTTGAAACTTCGCTTCGTAATCTAACCACCTCATCTTCAGAATCATCGATCAACGTTGATTCAAGACCTTTTAACAGCTCAACGGCAAAGTCGTTGATGGCCAACTCGATTGGTCGTACGTAGCGCTTCATCCTATCAGGACACGATTTAATAAATTCAGTAATTGTTCCATGGTCGGATTTATCTGCAATTTTTTTAATGTCAATCAGGGTGGGAGAACCGGGCTCTGCCATGCAACGTTGGACTAACTTTTCCACTACTTCAGGTTCTAGTCCTAAAGCCTCAGCATCGAAGCGAGTTTTAACTTCGATATAGTCTCGCATCGTAGCTGATTCATCCAGACCCGTGTCCGTTAATTCTGTCATTATACGATCGATCGCTGTTGACAATATTGAGCCGTCTGAAAGTTTCTTCATGCGAACTAGCGCAGGACCTTGGACTTTCCACCCACGGACGTCGACAGCCTTCTGCATTCTTTCGACATTGTTCGTCAGAACGTCAACGCTTCCGCCGTCGTCTTCGGCCATCTTTACTTCACCGTCTTCAAAACTAAATACAGGCCATCCGTGAAAAACGACGTTGTTCGAATCGTAATTAATGACGTTGGGATTCTTTGTATAGATTACTTCCACAGAAAACCAACGATTGGCTTCGCGACCGAATACTCGAACCTTGGTTTTTTCTGGCAATGATCCGATGGCGCCATTCAAAACATTAAAGGCAGAATTAAAAGCTTCGGTTAGGTTTCCTCTACCTTTAAATTTTTCTGCTAATTGCGAAGCATCCATTCCGCCTCGAGGAATATCGCTGCTGGTTCTCGCTACGCGGAGGCCTCCGCCCGATACGTCCCACGAAAAAACTAGGTTCAACCCGTCTAATTTTTCTGAAACTTTTTCTAATTCACCTGACGCGGCGGACGAAAGTATATCTACAATTTCGCCAAAAGTCAAGTCGCGATTATCATACAAATGTTGCAGATGCCCAACGGCACCTCCGCAAGTTAACAAATTTGTATTGCTATATTTTCTTCCGTCAATTTGCATTTTCTTTAATTATCTTATTAATACAGCTCTCTGGATCACTTTTAAAATTATTTTCAAAAATGCGTACTAATCTTGCGCCTCCCATTTTACACCTTGTCTTTTTCGTTTAGTTGATTACGCTCAGCTGTTTTTTTTGCTGATTTTAATTCATTCCTTAAATGCTTAAGGACATTCCCATAGTGATCTCGCTTAGCAGATCCCCTTGGCAATTTATTTTTCCAATATTCAATATCTGCGCATCGACCTTCCAAATCCGAAATGTGTTCTTCGGATCCCCAGGGCACTTTTCGATCGCCTGATATTTCTGCTTCTTTAAGCTTCGATCGTCCTTCTTCTAAAACGATCAATTTGATTAATTCTCTTAAGGCAGGTGTATACATCATACTTCCCTTTCCGCTTTTTCTATCGCGTTCTTAAAAGCGCCCCAAACGTACATGCGAATATGATCATCGTTTACGCCAGTCGTAGAAGATAAATTAAAGTGTTTACGTAGGACTTCTAAGAATTGGGGCGTTATATCGACTTCTAACGTTCCGCCCTTCGGCAAAGGAATGTTTCTTTTTATCATATCGCGTCTCTCTTCTTTTACTTCTTTTTTGGGGTTATTGGCATTGGACCAGAGGTATCTTCTGAACTCGGAGCTTTGCTCTTTGCAACTTCGGGTGCCTTTATAACATTTGGCTTAATAGAAACTTTTTGTTTATCGGTCGTCTTTTCCATCTCGACACCAGCCGGTTTATCACCAGGGTCGATGGCTTCGGCTCCGCCGACTTCGCCCGTTACAATTTGCGAAATTCCTTTTAGAAAAGCTAATAAAGCGGTTTTTTCTGGCGTTTCTAGATCATCGAAGTATTTACCTAACGCTGCAGAAATATCTTTATCGTTAAAAGACTTGCCCGAACGAATAGAGTTTAATTTTTCAATAACATCATCAACGCTTACGTCGCCTTTTTTTAATTTTTCTATTTCTTCACCGCTATCTGATTTTTCTGCCTCGTCGATAGTGGTAACTGCATTTTGCTTTTCTTTTTCTTGAAGAGCGCGCTTTTGCAAAGTAGACTTCAAGCTAGTTTCGATGATATTAGAGATATATGAGTCTATTGTTGTTCTTTTCATAACTTCCCATTATTATCTATGGCTGATCTTTAAATAGGTCGATTGCTAACACGCAAGTTTTATTTTCATAGTCTATTTCAATAATTTTTAAATTTACGATATTAAAAGGACCAGGCACCTGAATCATTGCTTCCCCTAACGTCAAAATCAAAGAATAGATTTTTTTCTTAGTTAATAAATTAGATCCTATAAATTCAAAGCTTTTTTGCGTTAACGCCTTAATGTCTAATTTCGGATTATCACCGAACTCGACGCCCAATAACTTACCAGTAAATAGTTCATCGTTATTAATAACGAGAGAAGCGAGAATTAACTGATCTTCTAATTTAGTTTCTTGAGTAGAATCAAACGCATCTTGTAAAGATTCACTAATTAATTCTTTGGGTTCGACGTATAGTGGATTATAGCTCATTTTCTATAGAGACACTATATACGACATCTTTAAAAAGGACATCGGCATGCTTAGCATATTCTTTATCTAGTTCGGTAACTAAATCAATATCTTTCGTGTAGATATCTAAAGCGACCTTATATTCACTTACAGTAATGACTGCATGATGACCAATTTTTTGTTCATATTCAAAAAGTCCAAAGACAAATTGATTTCTTAGTTCATTAGAAACGAACTTAAATGATTTTCTTAATCTCTTGGGAGAATCAACTATCTCCCATTTGTCTACTGGAATTATCGCAAGACCATTCTCTAATGGTTGAATTGGTAATTTACCAAACGTCATCGGTCGGCGAGCTTTATCGATAAAAGCTTCATGAAGTTTTTTTAAATGAGTCATTTATTTACCAGGTTTTCTGTTACTCAAATTAAAATCAATCCACCGACAACTGCAGATTCGCTAAAATTAGAGCCGTAAGTATAGATTTTTTTGTTACGATCAATTATGCAAGAACCGCCTTTATAACTCATATCGCGTTCTTTTCCTACTCGATTCGACACGATTATATTAGCGTCAGTTTCTTCCGAAAGTTCAACCCAAGAGTTGTCGGGATAACCATAATCGGATCCCCAGTTAGTTAACAAGGCTATTGTATCTACAGAACCTTGCTTATAAAAGCGTTGTTCTGACTTGTAAAACTTATAAGATTCTCTATAGTTATTCATCACGTCGCGACACACTAAAGCTCCCAATCTACCTACAGGCGTTGATACGACTGGTGCTAAGGTTTCTGCAGATTCCGCCCACAATGCATCCGAACCCCAGTGATTATGTTTTTGAGAATTGCCAGCCAAGCCAGAAGGACCAACTATAGCAGCTGAATTATAAAACTTACCCTCTTTTAATTCTACATAACCAAAAACAACATGACAATTAAATTTTTTAGCGAGTGGAATAAAAGCCTCGGTTTGATAACCATCTCGTTCTTGACAAACTGAGGCTGCTTCTTCTTTTGAACGTAACACGTAACCGCTTAAACAAAGTTCGGGCAGTACCACAATTTTGGCACCTTTACCCGCTGCTTCAAAAACGAGTTGTTTAGCTACTGCTAAATTTTTATGAACGTCCAGCAGCTCAGGTTTAAATTGAACTGCTGCAACTACGCAACTCGCTTGCGACATATCAGAATCCTCTTTCCTTTAGTTTTTTGCTTAAATAAACTCGGAAAGTTTCTAAGTCTTCTATCATCTCTGGGTGTTGGCGCATTAACTCGGCATCTTGTGGCGTAATAACAGGCTTTGTAGTCACACCACGATGCTTATAAGGAGATGCTAATTCGTCAATATATTCTTTCATGATTTCGAGAGTCGCCACTTGAACATCATCGAAGTTTTCATAACGAGTCTTGAATTTATCAAGAACTCGATTCATAAACTGCAATGAGCCATTTGGATTTTTAAATCCAAGTTCTACTGCCATTTTTTTCAATTTTACTTCGCCCTTTTGGTTACGACGCGTACGACCCGCTTGAGGATCAGATGAGTCAACCGCCTCTAGATCTTCATCTTTCATTTTTGTTAAAGTCTTTTTAAGACCCTTAACTTCAGGCGTTTTTGGACCAACTGCGATACCACGAGCTTCAGGATCAAGCTTTTTTACGGCAGCACCGGTAGCTAACTTAGGAGCAGGACCAGATCCCTTCCAAACCATTTCACCAGTTGCTGGGTCTTTTTGAAAGTATTCTTTTAGGGAACGCTTTGGCAATTCGATATTATTCAAGATGTTTCTAATCGCTAAACGAATCGTTTCCTCTATTTTTGCATTACTTTTATCCATCTGATCTTTTCCTTTGTCTTCTTCTTGCGATTGCATGGCATGCTTTAATGAGTCATAAACGTCTGGTACCTTATCGTCGGATAAATCATCAATCATCGCCATTAAAGTAACTTGTAATTCTTGTTTGTTGTTGGGCTTATAATCCGAATTGCTCGGATCTGTCAATGAGGCAGATGGATCTACGACTGGATTAATCTTAACCATATCTGGTCCTAACGCCTTGTTTTCTAGCAATGTTTTTACCATTGCTCGAAGTTGTGATTCTTTTAAGCGATTATTCATTTTTCACCTGAAAATTTTGCATCCGTCCAACGACGACCAAAGTATAGAGTAAGTAGAGGAATAAAATAAGTAGAAGTCGCACCGACATCAAACGGCCTTAACTTAAGGGGGCCCACTTCTTCAAACATTGAAACGACATACGCAGCCGTAGTAACTAAAAAAGAAACTGTTAAAAAAGTAACTGATAAAGAAGCTTGACCTTTACTGTTTTTAATCCAAAACCACGATGGTTTCGGTCTCTCGACGTTACTGTTTTCTTCAGCCATAATATCCTCGCATTCCTAAATATTAAAGATCTAGAATTATTGCGAAGCTTTTGAAATTGCAAAAGCAGTTAATATCGTTAGCGCGATGCCACTCGCGGCACCAAGACCTACCCATGCGCCAGGATGCCATCTCGAATTTTTTTCGTCGTTAAGTCTTTTTACTTCAATATCAAAACTTTTAATCATCGCATCTTTGCTTTTGATATTTGCTTCCATGATTTTTTTATCAGCGGTATATTCTGTAGCTTTATCGCTTAGTTGTTTATCGCAATCTGCTTTCGATTGCGCAATAGCATTCATAACTTCGATATGAATTCTTTCTTCAAACATTTCGTACTCAACAATAATATTCGCGACGGCGGAAGGTGACAATAGTACACCTGTAAATGGAGCGCGTTGTCTTTTCTTCATCGGAGACAACGCCAATCCTGGATCTTTTTCACCAGGAATCAATGCTGGTGGAGGGATATTAATAGCTTTTGGATCTGGGTCTGGTGACGGCACGCTTTGTGCCAAAACAACTTGTGGCGCTAAAAAAGACAAAAGAACGATTGAAGAAATTAATTTATTAATTTTCATGTTCATTCCTCAGGCATGACTATTTTGAAACCGGTAACCTCAGCAAGTTTTTCAGCCAACTTATCAGGCTTACCACCAGTCGTTGAGATGACCTGTTTGACTGCGGATTGCTTTTTTTCTTCAAAAGCGATCTTTGCCGTCTCGTATTCCTTCTCGATAGCCGCCATTCTTTCTTTATATTTTCTCTCATTCGCTTCATAACCTTTTCGCTCCTCTTCTCTAACTTTTTTAATTTCATCGAGTTCTTTTTGGTGAGATTCTTGCAGCGAGCGCACGATGTTTTCATAAGCGTCGACCTTCTTTCTATATGACGCGAAACCAAGAACGACGAACAAACCGATAGCTAGATAAGCCCAGTTGTTCTTTAAAAAATCTTTAAATTTGTCTATCATAAAACCTCAATTTGATTTTGGTGGATTTTGTTTAGACTTTGCATTGATACCCACTGAATCTAACGGGTCTTTAGCAGCATTGCGATTAGCTTGTGCTAATTTTAAAATTAATTCTTCGTGAGTGTTAAGCCTGTCGTTAAGCACCAATATCAATTCGGTAATTCTTTTTGATTCTTGCGCTATTAGAGTAACGCTCGAAATTAATTTATGAATATGCGAAGAAGAAACTATCGCATCTTCAATAAAATTTTCGATCATCGTTTTAAAAGAATTCTTTTGACTCATTGATCATTAGTCCCATTTATCATATTATACAATACGTCGGCTTCAAAATCGCTGACAGATTCTTTCTTTTTTCTGCGACGGGGACCTTCCGACAAAGTCGATCTTAGCTTTTTATCAATGATTGACTCAAAAATGGAGTGCGCCTTCGGCATTTCCGACACAACCATTTTTGCAAATTCATCAAACAACTCTTGCATCGACATGTTGTATTTAAACAATTTCGATCTCAGAGCTATATGAGTATCTTTATCTAATTTAATGTGTACGCTTTTTTTATCGATGAATATATCTGATCTCATTATGCACCTGGCGACATGCCGGCGCGATCTGCATCAGGAGATGGAAATTCCTCGTCTTCTACTTCTGACTTAGACTTTCCTATTTCAACACCGTAAATATCCATCAAATTTTCCTTGAATGCATCGACGACAGCAGGTTCATATCCCTTCACAAGGAAATTAATCGCTCGACGCAAAATTGTATTACGAACTTCTAACAATGCATCGTAATTGTCGACCAAGCGCATTACGCTATCTAAAAAGTTTTCTACATCGATGTCTTCGCCAGTTAATTTCTTTGGTTCTTCTTTTTTCTCATCTTCTTCTGCTTCTAAAAGAAAACGACGAGTCATCATGCGAAAATCTTTTCCTTCCAATTTCGCATCTTTTGATTCGCTTTCATAATCGGCAAAATATCTATCGATTTGAGCATCGAGAGAATCTTCCCCTTCTTCCTTCTTATCTTTCTCGCCAACCTCGAGAAGATTCTTTTGAATCTCCTCTACGATGAGACGACGAAGCTGGTCGACGGTTAAGCGAGACATCACTTCACCACCTGAGCGATGCCTTCGGCTTTTTTAACTCTTTCTTCAATAACGTTCCAGTTAAACTCTCTCATTTGGGCGATAAGGTATGACTTCTTATCAGCGAGATAATCGCGGTAATATGCATGCTCCCACATATCGACTACAATCACTGGATAGATTCCTACTGGCACGTGTCCGCTGTGCTCGTCGATCATGACGTTAACATACTTACGAAGAAACATATGATAACCTGTTACAGCCCAACCCGTCTTCGAAGCAAGTGCGCAAGCCATAAAATCTCTTTGCCAATCTTCAAAAGTACCGAAGTCTCTTTCGAGTCTCATGTACGCCATCGAGTCCATCACGATTTCTGAATGCGGATCAAAACAATTGGCGAAATATAATTCGTGCAACCAAAGGGCGTTTAGATTAAACGTCTCATCAATTTTTAAAGATCTATATTGGGAATGTCGAGAATTTACGTCTGTTCTCTCTGCAGTATCTAGTTCAGCTGACACCTTATTGAACGACTCTACATATCCCTTATAGAGTTCTTCATGCGCAGTTTTGGTTTTTTGAGAAACGAGTTCTGAAACCTGCTTAAACGGTTTTGGTTCATGAACGAATGCTTCGTCAAGCTTAGGAAGCGAAACAACAGTATCGCCAACGGCTTGCTTAACAAAGCCCTTTAACATTTCATCTAGTTGGTCTTTATCAATCAAGCTCATATTCGTCCTCCAAAGTTTCCTTGTCTAGTAAAAAATCTTCACCCTCAGGTGTCTTAAGTATAATGTCGCGGGGGCCAACTGAAACGACGGTGTATAGAATCTGACTCTTCTTGTGTCTTATTTTTAGATCTTTAGAAATAACTTCTTTGTTTTCTCCATCGACCTTTGACTTAAAAGTTAAATCAACATCTTCAGAAAGTTTGGCAACTTTTGCTTGCCACTCCTCCCTCATGATTCTAATAATGTCTTCTTCTTGTAAATTCTTCATGGGATCTTGTTCTTAATTATAACATCACGCAGATTAAAAACCTTAATTCCAGCCGAAGTCAAAATTTCCAATCCTGAAGTATCTCTATACTGAATATCGTAAAACACCTTATCAATTTCTGCATTTACAATTAATTTTGCACAATTTCTGCACGGAGAATGCGTCAAATACATATGTTTCTTTTTGTGAAAATTAAAATCACATTTTACTAGCGCGTTAACTTCTGCATGAATAAATCCGCTAAATCCAGGTTGTTCCGATTCCCTTTCATGCGGACCACCCTTATAGTTTCCGTTATAGCCCATAGACAACATTTGTGAATTATCTTCTGACACTACAACGGCACCGACTTTAAGCGTTTCATCATATGAACGTTGCGCAACAAGTTTTGCAATGCCAATCCAGATTTCTGGCCAGGTTGGTCTTGACAGTTCCATACTATTCCTCTGGGTTTGCGATGGATGGATGACATTTGGAACAACGCGGCTCGTAAAGCTCGCCACCGCCTATTTCAATTTCATCACCACCAGTTTGTTTCTTGTACGTATAAAAGGCGTCTTTGTTACAAACGACACAAACTGCGCTTAACTTTTCTATCTTCGTCGCCCAAGGTAGCATCTTTTCTACTTCGTCGAATGGTTTACCTGTAGCAGATAAGTCGAGACTAGATACAACAACAGTATATCCACTTCTATACAGCCAGATTAGTACCTCGGCGACTCCGGGAATCATAAACGCTTCATCAACTGCGATAACTTGAGGATTCTCTTCGAGCGAAGTTAGGTATTCAAGAATATCGCTTCCATATTCAACACAAACTGCTGGAATCTTCCAACCACCGTGTGTCGAAATGTTATCGACGCTATAGCGTGCGTCTAACATCGGTTTAAATGTAGCGATACGCTTACCTTGATATTTGTAACGATCGAGTGTTGACAATAGAGATGTCGTCTTTGCAGAAAACATCGGACCAGTATAAACAACAAAAGATGGATTCATGTCGTTCGCTCTTTTACAAAATATTCGTAACCTTTAAACATTGTTGATTGAAGCAATCGATTAGATTCATCTAAGCTATCTAACTTTAACAATCGGTGTGATACTAAAATTTTACACCAATCAACCCAATATGAATCGCTCAAAGTAATTCGATCAAGACACCTTAGAACCGCAGTAGGAGTCATGCATTTACGTACTTCTAATTCCAACTCGCACAGCGCCTCTAGTGGAGGCATGGTCGGCATCTGCGGCATCTCAACAACGTCTTGATAATCCCTACGCGTATCTTCATCAAGTATTTTTTCGACCATTTTAAAGTGTCTCTCATAAACATGAAGAGAAGCGCTAAGGTGTGTATAAGACCCTAACCCAATTGGTCGACCAAGCTCTTGCGTTAATTGTAGGGCAAGTAATTCTTGAAAAATTGTGAAAGCGGGAACATCATAGGTTAAACCAAGAATAACGTCCGAAGATCGCATGGACGCGACCATGTGTACTTTATCATTACGCAAGAAAAATTGCAATGATAACGTGCAAGGTACATCTAGACTGGCCAATATCGAATCTTGTGGGGAACGAATATGAATAACAGCTCGACGCGAATCAGGATCAGACTTTAATTCATTAACGATATATTCCCACTGCGTCCATGCTGCGTCGATACTAGACGCTATTCTTGCATGAGGTTTAAAAATTCTAGCGCCATAGGCACTATTAGCTGTTTTACCATCGTCAGAAATTTTAGACCAAAACGCAGAGTAGTTTGAAATCCAGCTGGTAGAATCGTTACCACTAAGATACCAAAGTAATTCTGCAACAAGATAGTGAATTGATAATTCTCTACCTTTGATGTATGGAATTCTATTTCGCGGATTTAGAATTTTAAATTGATATCCAAGAATTTCCTTGACTTTCATCCCACGAGGGGAAGATACGAATTCAGGATCCGAATATACGTCGCGAAGAATGTCAACATAGGCTTCGGTAAAATTTTGATATACTTTCATTTTGACAATCTCAATGAATTAATCAACTGCCAGTTTTCATCATACCACTTCATGGTTCTCTCGAGACCTTCCCAAAAACGAACTAAAGGCACATAACCCAATAATTCATTCGTTCTGGAAACATCTGCCTGAGTGTGCATAACGTCGCCGGGCCGCCATGGTGCATCATGGTATTTCGCTTCTGGATATTTGGATAACAAGAACTCAAGAATAGCTTTGTTCGTCGTTCTGTCTCCACAAGCTACGTTAAGTGGTTCGCCCTTTAACAAACCATCAGCTTCACCGCTTCTAATGCAGGCATCGACTATGTTATCAACATAACACATGTCGCGCGATTGCGAACCATCACCATCAGACCTCATCGATCTATTCGCATGAATAGCTGTTAACCACGCTGACACAGCTGTCGCATAAGGAGAATCGCCTAATTGATTTGGGCCAAACACATTAAAGAAACGTAAGCAAACCGAATCCAATCCGTATAATTGATAATAGAGCTTTAAATAATCCTCTATTATGGATTTCTGTAAAGCATATGGTGACTTTGGATTTTTCGGCGTTGAGGTAGGCGTTGGTAACTCGTCAGCGCCACCATAAACAGACGAAGAAGATGCAAAAACGAACCTCTTTACATTGTCACGGCATGCATCCATTAATTTTAAAGTCGCGTTAACGTTTGTTTCGTGAGTCTCTAAGGGATACTCGACCGAATAACTTACGCGAGGAATAGCCGCGAGATGAATTACAACATCATAAGTTTTTGAACGAATTTTATTCAAGATTTTATCAGAGGCAAAATCATCTACATGTAAAGTACAGCCTTTAGGTACAAACTCCATGTGACCATTAGACATGTTGTCTACAATGTCAACCTTCACGCCGCGCGAAACTAATTCTTTCGTAAGGTTACTGCCAATAAATCCAGCACCACCAGTTACTAATGCATGTTCTATCTTCATATTGTTTGCCTTTCGTAATCATATCTTACTTTTTCCAAAAAGAGTATATGTTTTTTTCGATTTCGTAAGTCATATTCTTAGATTGTTTTTTGGGTTGTTGCATCGCCCAAACGAACATATCTTTTATAGTTTCTCGCAGATCTGTTTCGTCTTTAAAGTCTAATAATTTATTAGCTTTTGAGTGATCGCAATATGCTGCATGCACTTCGTTACGCTTTTCCAAGTATATTTTTTTCGCGCTAATTCCGAATTCTTTCGCAACATCGATGACAAGATCAGCTGCTTCGTTAATTGTATAATACTTGTCAGCGCCTATATTAAAAATTTCTCCGTTATATTCGGTCGACAATTTTTCGAATGGTTCCATATAAAACTTGATATCCGAAAAAGCACGAATTTGTGTACCATCGCCATACAAAGTCAAAGGTTCATTCGCCAAAGCTTGACGAATCCAAATACCAATGACGTTCCTATATCGATCCCAAATATTTTGATAGATGCCGACAACGTTGTGAGGACGAACTATGCTATATTGAAGATCAAACATTTCATGCGCAAGTTTTAGATCCATCTCGACTGCATATTTAGCGATTCCATAGGGGTCTTCTGGCGTCGGTAATTGATCTTCTGTGAATGGTGGATTACCGACCCCATATACCGCCATTGACGACGTATAAATTATTTTTTTAACGTTGCTATTAATACTAGCGTTAATAACGTTCGCGGAGGCAATTACATTGTTTGTGTAATTATAATTTCGGACGAATGGGCTTAAACCTTCTGCAGCGTACGCAGCAAAATGATAAACGCAATCTGGTTTTTCATTTCTAAAAATTTTTTCACAAGCTTCTCTATTAATCAAATCAACTTTATAAAAAACGACTTGACTTGGTACGAATTCTTTGTATCCACCGCTCAAATCATCGATACCAACTACTTTGTGCCCTTTGCTTAAAAGATGTCTTGCGAAATTTGCTCCCAATAAACCTGCTATTCCTGTAACCAAACATTTCATTAGTTATCTCCTAGACATTATCTCCACACATAGCGTCGAATAATCCTATGAATTCATTCCAGCTAGAAATACCTTGTGCAGTAGAACAATATACTGACATTTGAAGATTTTTGTAATCAGAATAGACAGGTTTAATAAAAAATTCAAAAATCGTCAAGATATCAACAAGCAATTCATTTTTTATATCTGACGCCCTAAACACCAACTTAGGACCTGAATTCAAATAGTGAATAAGGTTTAAACAAGTAACATCTAACGCAGAAGAAGTTTCACTAACAAAATAATCATCAAATCCGTTGACAAATCTTACCATGCAGCGTCTTGTAGTTGGCTTCGTAGCGAGATGCGTTTTAATATCGCTCAATAACTCAAGATATTTTTTACGATTTTCTCTTTCACACGCGACAGTATAAATCGTTGAATTTAAAGTTTGCAATTCCAACAAAGAACGCAAACTTGGTCGATCATCAACGAAGCTTAAAAAATTTTGGGGATCAGTATTTTGATTCAAAAAAGCATTACGCTTTATTTCGTAATAGTTAGCAAGACCTGTATCAATCTTTCTCAATTCATCGATAGCGCTATCACCGACTGGAATGTTTGCTAGTTCCAACCTAATCAAATAATCGTCGTTTTCAAATTCGGGATTTTTAATTACACGCATATTTCAACCATCAAAATCGCAAAGATAAAGAAGCGGAAGCTTATGACCCAATTCTTTCGCCTTATCGAATTCAAATTTAAAACTATCCATGACGCTATCTAAAGAATATACGATTGGACGTCCATGCGCATTAAAGCTAGTGTTGATTAAAGCTTTCGATTGTGGATAAATGTCAGTTAAAACTGACGTCATAAACGTATCGTTATCGTCGATTAATTGAGGACGTCCTGACCACACATCTACGCCTGGATACTTGTGAGCAACGCCTCCATAATTTTGTAAATCAGGAGAAGTATAATCGTAAGTAAGAATCATAAATCGATCGGAGCCAATTACTCTATCGCTATTGTTGGTATTAAAAAACAGATCGACAACAGCGTTGAGCATAACAGGCGCCATTGGCATCACAGTGTCTCTTTCATTGATGTCGTTAATAATTTCGACGTTGGAAGTTGTCGGAATCGCTAAGGTAGTTGTACTGCACAAAGCTCTGGGACCATACTCCATTCGAGACTTTACAACATTCACTAATTCATTTGACTGTAATGCCTTTACGGTATCAGAGACTGCCTCGTTTCTTTGTGTAGAAGAATAATATTTAATATGACTTCCATATGTAGCAAAATCTTCGGCAGAAATTTGGTCACGCCAGTTACTAAACGCAGGACGAATGCCCCACTTCAAATCGCCCCACTTAAATCCACCGACATGAGCCTCGTACATACCTACGCCACAACCCTGGTCGCCAGCAAGAGGAACGACAGAAAATAATCCTGGAATTTTATTTAAGGCTCTATTGTTTAACTTAACGTTATAAAAGATACCGCCTGCTAATGCCAGATGTTTCATCGAATGACGTTCAATCATCTTTAACACGACGCCTTCGATAAGCTCTTGAATATAATGACCAATGATAATTCTCAAATCTCGGCCCGATGTATTTGGGGCAACAGATTCGATAACGCTATCGAAATGTTGTTTCCATTGTTTTTTGGTATTTGCTAGCGCGTGGAAATTAACCAAATTAGACTCGTCCTTCCAGTTCATTTCTCTACCATCAGGTGACGTCACCATATTATCAAACATAGAGTCTGCTTTAGTTCTAGCTAGCTCTCTTAGAAGTTGTATAGAATCCCAAGACAGAACATTAGTAACGTGGGTTTCATATCCCAAGAACTTATATTCATCTTGATTTTCTTTCATACCACAATACGAAGTTGCGTATTGATACATAAGACCTAGCGAATATCCATAACCGTGATATCTTTCGAGAAGTTTTAACTTCGAAGACTTATTACTAGCATCGAATTCATAAACACTAAAAACTTCTTGGAATGTACCGTAGCCATCTGCCGCGATAACATGAAATTTATCTTTTGAAGCAACAAATTTGTCAAAAGAATTTGACCATTTATCTCTCAAAAAGGAAACGGCCGACCATGCGTGAGCATCGTGATGAGTAAAACCCTCGCTCAAAACGACTTTCTTTAAAGAATATTTTTTGACGAGATTGTCAAAGTGCAGTTTGTCAAAATACTTGTTTGATGAAGAATCAAAATCTAGCTTGTCAAACCAGTGAGAAACGAAAACAAAACTCCCCTCCGCGATTGTCACATTCTTTTCAATTTCATCAATAGACATCCGAGGATATGCGCTCGACGACTTGACACGATTAAGTCTCTCTTCTTCGTATCCAGTTGCCTTTTCGCCATCAAAATAGACTGCAGAAGCGTTGTGTCCTAGAGTTAGCATTAGAGCTGTTGTCGTTTTCATGTTGTCTCCTTCAATTGCAAATCAGAAACTTTGATAGCGTCGGCATCGACCAACGTACCATATGGTTTGCCCATAATGAGTTTATCATATCTTACACCCCACTCGTCTAATTGTTTTTTTGTTAGCTCATAAAGATTTTGATAAACCATCGCCACGTCGTTATTGAAACGTTTCATGCCGCGAGCTGTGTGAAGTACGATTTCATCACCACGATCATACAACTTATTAAGAGCATCGATGGCTACTGGAAAAGGTTCACACAAGTGATAGTTGCCACCTGTTTCGGTGCAAATCGTGCCATCAATATCCCACACCCAAGATTTTTTGCCTGCGGGCAATACATTCATATGACGAGCGATTGAATGCCTTCCACCCGTTGGACCTTTAACGATAGCAATTTCGTTAAAATCTTGCATCGCAAGTTTAATATAGTCCTTACGCGAGGACTTCGTAATACAAAAACTACCGCTAATTCGACAGTTGACCTCTAAGAGTTTTGGATTTCCGCTTGAATCAAACTTAAATTGTGCGAACCAAAAATATGGCAACTTCAACTTCGCAGCGATCGTTTTAATGTGAGTACCAATTAGTTCCCAATACTCAGGTGCGGAACGCCCATAAGAAGTTATTCCATCTCTAATTCTGGTACGAAGCCTAACATTCCAGTCTACAATCTCACCAGTAGGTGTTGATACACAATCAACTGTAAATTCCTCGCCTGGTAAAAATTCGGTCACAACATCCATCGACGTAATTGTTTGCCAATCATCGATCGTGTTTTTTATTCGACGTGCTCCTTCGGCCGACGAACTATAACAAGGCTTAGCAAAAAGCTCGATATCGGCTGGTGCTTCAAAATGATTCTTTAAAACTTTTGGAGAAATATCCGGTAATAGTTCATATAGTTTATTTTTGAATAAACAAGGCGCCAGATTCTCGCGACCAGGTATCATTAACTTATCAATGCACTCCAACGATTCCCAATTATCGTATAAAAATTTTAGCATCTTACAATTCGTAACGAATACTTTGTCGATGCCATTATCTTTGATAAAAATCTCCAACCACGACAAAAAGTCAGTAGCAGACTTCCATGGATTGGGACATTCGAAGATATATTTTTTGTTTAGATAAGCTTGACCAGCATTAATGGTGTCATAATGACAACCATACACTTCATGTGTATTGAGTTCAGAAATACTACGAACCATCTCGATGGAACTTTCGTTCCCGTAAGTCAACAACAAAATTTTCATCGTCGAACCTCGCACTGCTTTGCGATGAATTCTACAGCTTCATCGGTTGGATTTATCAAAAACTTATCGATCTTCAAAGCTGGAAAAATTTGTCGATAAGCTTCTTTAACTTTCTCGTTCTGTTCTTTCGTGACTGTCTCTTCTCTTTCGATCCATGGTCGATTGAGCTCCAGCAAAATCAACAAATAATCTAATTCCCTAAATCTATCTTCGATACCTTGCAAAATTTCTGGTGTGATATTGTTTCGATTAAAAACCTTGCCATACGCCAACTCTGAAACATACGATCGATCGTAGATAAACGGTCCAGGACGTCTATCGATATCATAGAAATATCCGGTCAGGTAATCGAACTTGCCCTCGACGAATCCATAGCCTTTATGCATATGAATTACTTCGATACCTAAACGCTTACTCAACTTCTCACAAAAAGTTGATTTACCTTGCTGCTCAGCGCCCTCAACGATAATACCACCAGTTTTGATTTTCATTAGCTCTCCAAAATCTTAATCTTACTTACGAAAGTTTTGCATCCGAAACTATCAACTGTAACTTCAGAAATACAAACCGAATAAACGGGAATTTCTGTCTCGCCGTTCCACCCCCAGCAGAACAAACGTTTAATTTGTCCCGTAGGTCCCGAAGTTTCCAAGAGAAGATATGGTTTACCATTCTTCGTTTTCTTTTCCTTCACGCCCATCACCACGAACCAGTAGATGTCGCTGGCTTCGAGTTCGTCGATCGGCTTGATACTCTTCTCTTCAAATTTATTCAACAAATAATCCGGGACGAGTGTCGATGGATTAAAGGAACTAAGATACTTGATGCTATTGTCGACAATTTCTCGTCGCGACCAATCATCGATATCTTGCGTTTCAATCAATAGATTGCGGAACGTCTCCATTCCCGCGGTTGGATTCTTCTTTGTCCACTTTTTGATTTCGTTATTTCGATTAACAAGAATCTCATGCATTTGTTTGTAGTTGTTGAAAGTTTTGTCGGGTCCAACGCAGTCCAAAGAATCAAACGCCTTAATCGCAATGAGCGCTTCAAGGGCTCGTTTGTTAAACTTCGAATGTCGCCATTGTCCCGTTGGATACCACAACATTTCTTCGATAGAATTATACGGACGGTTTTCGATGACTTCTTCGATCGCCGCTGAACCTACGCCCTTACACGAAAGGAAACTAGGCATAAATCGCTTTCCATCAAGAATCGTCCAACTATCTGTTGCATAATTAATGTCGATAGGAACGATCTTGTAACCTAGAGCCTTTACCTCGGAGAATGCTTTTGAACGCTTATCATCGCTACCTGACATGGATTCAAGATAAGCGCAAAGCCATTCTTCCTCGAAGTAAGTAAGAAGCCACGCACAATAGTACGAATCGATAGCATAAGAAACTGCATGAGAGGCGTTAAAACCATAACCAGCGAAATAAAGGATCTTCTCGAAAAGTTCATCTGCCACCTTCTCGGGAACTCCATTCCTAACAGAACCAGCGACGAACTCGTCCTTTGTTTTCTTCGCTTCGTCGAAGTTTGCATCTCGCTTCGCGGCTGTTCTCTTCAAAAGATTTCGACGAATCGTATCCGTCTCAGCCTCCGGAAAGCCCGCTACGACTGAGCACAATTTCATGATTGACTCCTGAAAAACGATACAGCCATAAGTCGGCTCAAGAACCTTTTTAATTAGTGGGTGTTGATAGTCAATCTTTTCAGGATTGTTCTTCGCCTCGAGGTATAGCTTGTCGACATTCGCCGCAAGAGGCCCAGGACGATAAATCGACGTTAGCGTAGCAATATCGATAATGCTTCTCGGTTTTGCCTTCATGAAAAGGCGTTGAGCGCCAGCGTTTGCTAACTGAAACACACCGGCGAATCGACCTTCGTGATAAACGTATTCATAAACCTTTTGATCATTAAGGTCAATATTTTTCGGATCCATGTGCCTATCGAACCACTCTCGAATTTGTGAGAAAGTAGGATTAGCAATTCCTTCACGACGTTGGAGGATTAGATGAATCGTGCGCTCGATAATACGCAAAGTTTCAAGACCGAGTAGGTCGAACTTAATCCATCCTAGTTCTTCCAGATGTTTGTAGGTCATACCTTCGACCCAGGGAGTTTGTGGTTCGCCGCGCGCAAGAATCAGAGGCATTCTTTCCGCGATATTCTCGGAGATGATTACACCTCCCGCGTGGCGACCCAACGAACGATTCTGTTTAAAGAGAATTTTAATCGGTCCGGCGACTTCGGGATGAGCCGCGATAAAATCCTGTAGAGACTTTGAGTACTTAATCGCATCCTCATAAGTCAAAACGAAAAGATTTTTATCCGTTCCAGGTTTGAACAATTCTCGCTTGACGTCGTCTTCAATCGGCGCCATCGCGGCGTTAACCTCTTCGAAGGGAATACCGTAAAAGCGAGAAATATCCTTGATCAAGCTCTTTAGTTTGAAAGTGTTATAGTTCGAAATCGGAATAACATTTTGACCGCCGAACTTTTCGCGGAGAAGCTCGAGAAGCTTATCTCGATCCGAAATATCTGAATCGATATCAGGATAACCTTGACGAGCTGGATTCATGAATCGTTCGAACGGTAGATCGTACTCAATAGGATCGAGATTCGTAATTCCAAGAACGTACGCAACGAGGGCACCGGCGGCAGATCCGCGACCTGGGCCGAGAAGCATATTTTCTCTTGCAATATCAAGGATCGCCTTCATGGTAAGGAAGTAGTTCGAAAACTTCTTGTCACGAATGATTTTTAGTTCATATTTGAGTCTTTCGATGTATTCAGGCTTACCATCGAGGCCTCGCCAAACCAAACCTTGTTTACACGCTTCGACCAACGCCTTGTCTTCGGTTAATCCCTCTGGAATAACATAAGAAGGTAGTTTCATCGATCGATCGGGTTGGATATCTCCAATCTCGTTGTGCACGATATCATGTGTGCGTTCGATCGCATCACAAACGATCGTATCGTCGTAAAAAGACATGCCGGACGTCGTCTTACGGTACGTGTCCCAAATTTGATCAGCGTTCTTAGGATATAGCTCGCACTTCAATTCTTCAGGGGATTTAGGAAGAGAATTTGGATCAAAGCTTTGGTAATTCAACCAACCCAACTTCTTATAGATTTCTCGCTCTTTCCAGTGCTCTGGTCTTGAATAGTGAGAATCGCAAGTAACTACGAGTTTATCGGTCAACGAATTACGCTTAGCAAATTCGATAATGGCGCGATTCGCCAGATGCTGCGCTTCGAGTTTGTTAAACTGAATCTCGAGACAAACGTTTTCTTTACCGACAGCGTTCGTTAGTTTGTCGTAAGTATTCCCCATAGAATTGAGGATCTTTTCGAAGAGGACAGCGTCGTCTAGCAAGTTGTATTTGAGATCGTCAAAAGAAACTTTTTGTAACTGTTCAAAAATATCATAACACAACGGACCGCCAAGACACGCAGTGCTGACCATGAGATGTCCGCCACTCGCTGCCTCTTTTAGCATCGAATAATCGATTCGAGGAAACCTATAGAAGCCCTCCAGATAGCCTTTAGAAACTAAGTGAAATAACCTTTGTAGACCAATGGACGTTTTTGGAAGCACAACCAAGTGGTGTCTGCGCTTCACTGGATCGTTGTATTTGCCCGACTTCGTCTCCTCCTCGTTTTCGATGGTCAAAGTAGACTCTTCGGTAGTTACATCGATAGTCTCGTCGTTGCTATCTACTACTGCCGTAATTGGTGTTATGATAGATTCGTCTTTTGCAGGTTTCTCTTTCGATTTTTCAAGATCCTTCTTCCATTGCTGTAAATCAGGATGCACGTACATTTCGCAACCAGGCACGAACTTAAACTTCTTACCTGATTTACGCAATTTTTCAGCATGAAGATATGCGTGACCAAATCCATTCATGTGGCCATGGTCGGTTAGTGACCATGCGTCCATTCCATTTTCGATGACGTAGTTTATATGTTCTTGTGGCAAATCCATTCCATCAAAGGTCGTTACGAGAATCCGCTGTGCGAGTGCAGACCGATAAACCGGTGGGGCACGCGCACGGGATTCTTTTTTTCTCCTGTGTTCATGATTGATTCCTTCATTTGCCTTCCCAATTTGGGATTAGATGTTTATATCTTACTGCCAGATCTCTATACTTTGCACCATCAATTAAT